TAATACCTGCTGTGGCGATGTATTAGCAATTTTTGCAAGCTGGCGACTATTAACGCCTTTGCTTCTTTGGGCGGCAATTAAGCATCTGCCAGTGTCGATTAATTCCATGATTAAAAACCTTGTGTTATATTAATTAGGCGGGTTCCCCCGACTCGCAACCTCCTATGGTTTGCCCCCTTTCGAGGGGGCTTTTTTACCCTAGAACGGCACATCCTCATCTAACTCTTCCAGACTCATGCCAGATTGCTCTACAGGCGCACTGCTGGGCGTACTGCCATCGGTATAAAATACCTTTACGTTACCCAGTATCGGGGTCTGTACGTTAGCCTCGCGCTCTTCCTTGGTGGTAGATTGCGAGATAAAACCATTGTTCTCATACTGATCTTGCTCTTCAGTATCCACAAAGGTTGTGAGATCGAGATAAGTACCCTTTGCCCCTTTGTATAGGCGAGACTTATCTATCTTGGTTACATCGATTCTTACAGATAATCCTACTTTCATTTTAACAACTCCACTTGGTTAACAATTTCAGCCACAGCCTTATCCACCTCTGTAGCTAGTTTTGCGATATAGTCATCATCGCGCTCAACCCTCACCAAAACGTGAGGCATTTCAGGATGGTAAGCAAAGAAGTCCCACCACCCCCGCCTGGTTATCCACATACAGCCTTGGATTTGTTGCCAGTATTTCTTAACGCCTACCTGTGCATCACGTAAATAGCTAACCATCGTTCTAGGGGCAGGGCATTTAATCTCTAGCCCTCCCTGATCCAATATCAAGCCATCAGGCGAACAGCCAAACTCCCAATCGGTATCTAAAATAAAGCCCGTTTCGATAACCTCATTGCCAGAGATAAACTCATACGCCTCCCTAGCTTCTGGCTCTAACGCTGTGCCGCGCTCCATCCATTCAGTAACGTGGAACGGCTCAGATTTGCCCGTCAGGCGTTCTGCGATCAATTCATTGATGTACCCATCAGCAGAAGTAGATGGCTTTCCAGTAAGCGTAATTAGCTTGTTAAACATACTGGCAGAAGGCTTACCCAATCGTGCGGCAAGCCATTCTGGTGATCCCTGCTCATGGTCTAAGATGATCATTTCTTAGCCTCTAGTGCGGCCACAGCGCGATCATAGTGAATCTCAAGAATCTGATCGACTGACCGAACCTTTAGCCACTTGCAGAATTTCTCACTATCAGCACCAGTCTCATCAAGTAATTTCTTGATGGCTATGATCTGATCATCAGAAATAATTTTCTTATCATCGCCCCGTAGCATTGCAGATTCGGCATCATCATCTGCCGTAGGAATCCCTGCGATAGATTGCAAAGCGTACCGTCTTGCGTACGTTATGGCTGACCCAGACGCCTGTGGATCTTTCTTCACAGTCGGCAGGGTGTATTCCATTTCTAACCATTGACCAGAAATGTGCATCAGCCTGGTAGATACACCGACACCATTCTCATTGCTTACAGGGAATTGCGTATAGCTTAGGCCGTTATCGGCAAAGGGTTGCTTGATGGCCTTGATAACTGATGTTAGATCAGCATAGCTAGATTTAAAGAAAGGGTTGGCACTGTCTTTAACAGCACCCCCCATTTGAGATTGGGCATTGCAAAGCGCATTTGCCAGTTCATTGATTGCATCACTTGATTTCATTGCGACCTCCTACAGTCATTTCTTTTGCGTACTGCTCACCATACCCAACATAGTAAGCGTCTGATTGCCCCTCTAGGGCAGGATAACCTACAACGCAGTCGTACTCACCGCGCTCCAGATCGTTTAGATCATTTATTCCCATATTGCCTCCTACAGCAAATGCCCCCTCGCGGGGGCTGTTAGATTAATTCCAGTTATCTTCTGCTTTCTTTTCCATTAGTATTTCTACTGCATCCTTTCTGCATGACTTCCGATCTTCATAAAACCCCGATTCGATCAGTTGCCCTGCCCACTTATGCTCTGCCCAAAAGTACCCCGCACTGTCTTTAGTGATACTAATGTCTGACGTTTTCCAGTAGTTAAACATTTATTTATTACCTTTTTTGATTGATTGAAGTTAGATACTAGGCGATCCCAACCCTATTGTCAACACTTTTGTTAATTAATAGGCAAAAAAAAGCCCCACGCTTGGCAGGGCTGTTGTTCTATGTGGAACCTAGTATGACCAGATAGCAGGGCAGGGGAAGCCGTCATCTTCAGTACATCCATCTAGGTGGATAAATCGACCCGATCCCTTCTGCTGTATACCGATACGCGATATACCATGCTTCTGAGCCACTCTAATGATCTCTAACGCCTTTTCTCCGCTGGCTAGTATATCTACCGCCTTACCAGTGGTATGCGCTCCTAGCACCTCTTTACGGGCTTCTATGGGGTGTTGGGGACTTCGGTAGGCACTGGATAGGGCAAAGCTAAAACCGCACTCATGGCGAATAGCGTTCAGGGTCTCAAGAAAGTCTTTGTCGAATCCTTCCTCGCCAGTGGCCTTGCACTTTAACTCTTTGGGCTTGAAATAATTTAGCTTTTCTTTCTTGGGTGATTTAGCCATTTTACTTCCTCATGTTCATCAGTTTGCTTGCGCCTTTGATGCCAAAACTAGCAGAGATCGCGACAAACAATAAATACTGATACCACTCTGGCAGATCATTTAATGCGGCAAATGCTTGCTCAACTCTATGTATTACCGTCATATCATCTACCACTATTGCATAACCTACCATAAAGATAGGCACTGCTAGAACGATGGTCCAGAATTCATCTTTCCAGCTATTGCCAGAAGCATCAGCCATCTTTGCTTCCCAATCAGCATCGTTCTGGATCACGTTCATTTTAGCTTCGTGTTTGGCTTTTGCTTGCTCTGCTTTATTCTTTAGGAATCCACCAGCAAGATCAGCAATAGGACCAATCAACAATTTAAGCATTAGATAAAGCCTTTCTCGATTAGAAATAAACCGATAATCAGGGGATACATACCCCATAGCATTAGTTCGCTTTTCCTAAATCTATCAGCACCATCATCTAATCGCTTCTCGATGTTCTGGTATCTGATCGCGCATTCCTTCTCGTGCCCTTCTAAGCGAATCAACGCCTCTTTAACGGTTGCCATTATGAATCCTTCACTAATATTGCTTCAACAAAGATTGAGACTTCGTTTTCTGAGCTACTGCTTTTCGCTTCAAAATGAAAGTCTGATTTCTCTGTAATCTTAAACGGGAGTTGGCGATCAAAGCTGACCTGCGATGTGGCGAATGTCGCTTCTGCAACTCTTAATGTTCTCCCAGTGCTAGTTTTAACTACATTCCTGAAAGTGAGATATTTCTGGCCGTTGTTAGTGCCAGAAGTAACATCTATTCGGAATAGGTAAATTGAGTGTCCTGCTGGTACAGTGTAAACGCTAGATTGAGTAGTGCCAATCGTTGCACCTATAAAGGCGTATTTAGTCCCGCCATTTGTAATAGAAATATCGCCAACATTAGAGCCAGCTAGGATAATCGCAGAGTTAATTCTGAGAAATGACGCAGTAGTAGTTACAGCAGTAGTACCTGTCAGGGTGACAGTCTCGCTGATCTCGACATAGTTAGCATCTAGGCCATTTATTTTGACATCCATAGTATCTGACCCAGAAGTAGATACGACATCCATCGCAACAGCAGAACTAGGGTAAGCATAATTACCACCATCATCCCACAGCGTCTCGAATGATGTTCCTACAGTGCGGTTAAAGCCGAATATATTTAATGCCCTAGAATCCCAAATATTTCCTTTTGCAACATCATGCAAAAAGTTAGGGGTTGGCATATCTTCATCAAATTGATACATCTTACTGCCTCATCAAAAAGCTAATAATCAGATATATTGCATAGCCTAAAACTGCGATGCCTGATATTTGAATGCTATTCCAGAATAACGCTTTGCGCTTTCTCTCTTGTAGATAAATAGTCTTTTCTCTTTTAGCCGCGATAGAACGCCTTAGATCAACAAGCTCCTGATAGCCACGCTCTCCAAATTGATACATAAGCAACTCCCTCAATTCACGCTCCATCTGCTGAGTTTTCTTTTGGCGG